ATCTAATATTTGTGGTGTGTTAGCAGTTGCAAAAGTTATATCTGCTCTTTCTTCAAATGTTCCATAAGGATAAGCATTTGTAGCTGCGGCACTTAAAGTCAATGGAGCAAACAAAATAACAGAGTTACGACCAATACGTTCATCAAATATAGTCGTAGTTGTAGCATTGCCTGTATTTAGAGTAAATTCGCCTGTGTTGTTAGATTTACCTTCTACAAGATTATTAACAATTTCTGCTACTTCTCTAGGATTGCCACCACGCCATGGTAGCTTTCTATACATATCGGAACGTGCCATTACCTGTTTCCTGCTTGATTAACGTCTAAATCTAATCCTATGGCTAATGTCCAGTTTGCACCTGTTGGTGTGACTGATATTCTATGATAACGTCCATGACTTCTTAAACCAACACGACCTTCTGCATCTGCTGATATGGCTGTGCTAAATGTTACTGTGTCATTTAATTCACGTCTTGATGCAATTTGCACATCTGCACTACCATTGTCTACAGATGGTCTAATAAGGTTTACTAGAGTGTTATAACCAAACTCTAAATCGTTTGTAGTTAAAATAGCTGTCTTACGAGTGCCTGTAAATGTTACAATTCTATCATCACGAACACCACCAAATAAAAACTTACCACCTTTCCAAATCCTATCATCGAGTGATGCAGATAAAGCATCTAATGATTTAAGACCTGTGGTTGCAGCAGCTTGGTCAATAGCAACACCTGTTCCTGTTCCTGCACCTGTGGCTTGAAATAATACACCGACTGTATTTGCTACTGCACCAATAAGAGTAAAGTCTGTTGTGCCTACTTCTCTGATAGTGTAATACTGACCTGTTACAAATGAACCTGCTGTGACATTATAAGCAGTATCCATGCTATCTAGTGATACACCTGTTGAAGCTAATGTAGATAGATAATCAACATCTGTTTCTGCTTCTGACCATTTTTGTGTTTGGTAATTATAAATAATCAATGAACGGCTACCTGATACATTACTATAATTCCATATAACTACATTACGCTCAGGGTCAATAGAAGCTGAGATAGAATCAATATCACCAATGTTGGCATTATTAAAGAAGTAACGATTTACTTTTTCAGCACCGATACGAATCACTTGTTGTCCATCACAAGCATAAAAGCCGTCAGCACCTAAGAAATAAGTAACACCTGCATATTGTGTAACAGAACCACCTTCAATACAGCCTACACCTCTAGCTATTACGTCAAATTGAAATATATTTGGGCTACCTACAAATGATTGCCTTACCACTGCATTTTCCATTAGTATTATTCCAAATTCACCACCTGTGATACCAGTTATGTCACCACCATCTTCTATATCCTGAAAATCAGCGAGTGATGCTCCATCATTATCCCAATAATCAGGAGAGTTGACGTCAGACCACTGAACTCTGTTTGGATATGTTCCTGCTTCAATATATGCACCAACTACAAAATCACGAATTACTGTAATATGTTTAGCAATAGGTGCTGCTGATGTGATAACACGAATATCACCTGATGTTGTTCCAGAATCTGTATCTGTATAAGTAAAACTATCTGCATCAACAACTGTTATTGCATAACTTCCATCATTTGCATCGCCACTTATAATATCTACTTCATATGTTTCGCCATTAGTTAAGCCATGTCCAGTAATACTAACAGTTACTGTTGTGCCACTTCTAGCATATGTTCCAGATAAATAAGTAGATGATTGATAAAACGCAGTAGAACTACCTAATGTCCATCTTTGTATTCTTTGTGTTCCATTACTAGCCAACATATTTTGACCAAATTGCACAAACTGCCAACGACCATTACCAGAATAACCACCTGATGTTGATACATCATCTAAACTTAAATCAGTATTATCAAGTTTAAATAGTTTAGTAGCGCCACCTGCAAACACAGTTACAGTTCCACCAAACTTACCAGCAAATACATTGTTCAGATTTTCTGATGCTGCTGCTGAGTAATTTGATGCATTATTAATGTATGTATACCCATTTAATACAGGCAATACATTTAACGCCTCTCTAACTGATTTACTTACTGACGGCTGGTCAGGTAGCCATTCATCAAATAATATTCTTTGAGTTGCCATTATTTCTCACATGAAATAGATTTTAATTCATCAATAGTATTTAAGTTATCGACTTGTTTTGTAATATCTCTTAATCTTTGTTTTTCTGCGACAATAGCAGTTGTATCGCTATTAGATTCTTGTGCTTTTATAAATAAAACATCTTGTTCTTCTAATAAAGGTTTTCTTTCTGCACGAAGTCTATCTTTTGTTATTTCTTTTGCTTTATTTATATTTACATTAATAGCCATTATTTCCACTCCCATGCTTCTCTAAATGTTCTGTCAGAAGGTATCTCTGATTTGTCTACGATATGATACTCTTTACCATCTGGTACATCTTTAGATGCTATTTGTTCAATGGTTAGTCCACAATCAGTTGGAACAATTATGGAGATTGTGCCATCATCATTTGTATATACTATTCTTTTGTCCATAATTTTTCCTTATCTAAATATTGCCACTGAAACCACATCAGCATCAGCAGCATCATTATTATTATTATATCCTCTTAACCCAACAGCAGATGTTGTCATAGTTGATGCTTGTGCAACAGCACCTCCAGTATCTGTAGATATTGATGTTGATGAATATGTAGCACAAACAGCATAATCATTATCTTGCATAGCAGTTGTAAAGTTTACTGTATATTCACCAGTTCCATTATCAGTTATACTAGATACATTTCCACTATCACGAATACCAACAGAGCCTGTTCCATCAAAATTTACCCAAGCACGACAAGCATATACTGGTGCAGAGCCACTTGCATTAAATAATGATAAAGCATCACTATCTGTATAAGTAGTTATTCCTGTTAATGCTGAACCATCAATAGCTGGTAAAGCACCTGTAAGTTTTGATGAAGTCATTGTATCAATCTTAGCATCTGTTACTGCACCATCTGCTATATCTGCCGTAGCAATAGTGCCATCAGTAATGTATGCTGAAGTAATGCTATTTAATGTTGCAACAGAACCAAGACCTAAATTTGTTCTTGCATCAGCAGCATTTTCAGCTCCTGTACCACCACTTGCAACAGCTAAAGCGTTTCCTGTTTGGTTTCCTGCTTGAAAATCTTTTAAATGACTCATTACAGCTCTAATTGAGTTATTTATGTTCGATGGGCTACATCCTTCCGCTATGTTAATATTTGCTACATCAGTATTATTCGCTGCTACTGCATCATATTGACTAATTTTTGTTTTTGCCATGTTTTATCCTTGTTGTAACCAATTTTCATTATTTGTTGAAACGTCAGACCAAGTTTCTGTTCCTGCTGTGATATTTGTCCATGTTTCTGAACCTGTTGTTTGTTGTGTCCATGTATCAGTTCCAAATGATGTATCTGTCCATGATTCACTTCCAAATGGTGTGTCAGTCCATTCTTCACCTAATATTGTTCCTAATGCAGTGATTGTGCCATTAGAGTTAATTATTGCATCACCACTAAATGTTGCATTTGCTAAACATTCTGCTAATGCTGTTGCATTGATTTTAGGAAAACTATCAAATATGACGCCCCCTAGTGCATATACATCTGCATCTGTATTTATATTTGCATTAAATAATCTTTCACGAACTGCATTTGCAGTAACACTTACATTAGAAAATATAGAACCACTTGCGACTGCTAGAGAGAATCCTTCTGCATCAAATAATGCGTAACCTGCAATAGCACCACTATTAGTTCTGATTCGTAAGTATGTTACAGATGCACTTGCATCACCTGTAATTGCACCAGATGATGTTCTTAATCTTGTAGCATCTATCGTTACTGTGCTATTTGCATTTATATCTGCATTGCCATGTAATATTAGTATTGCATCAGATGCAATAGTAGCAGTAGATGATATATCACCACTAGATGTGCGTAATCTTAAAGCAGTAGATACAACTGTAGCATCAGCAGTAACACTTGCCTGTCCTAATATGAATGCACCAGCAAGAGAACTAAAAGGTGTTTGAGAGAATGCACTTATGCCAAACATTATTCTATACTATCTAATTCTTGTTGAGTTGGTTGTGTTTCAGTTGCATGATTCCATTCTTTTATGTAATCACCTTTTTCATCTAAATCATTTTGTAAAACGATTGTGCCAATATCAGGGTCAAAATCATTTTCTGATAAATTAGGTCTTAATTGTAATATTTTTTCATATAAAATCATTGTTATGGTCTCACATAATATGCTGCAAAAGTAGAAGCAGAACCATTAGCTAATTCAGGACTTGTTCCATTATTGTAAACATATGGTTCTAAATAATCTGTAGTGCCATTCATGTAAATAATTCCAGTTGCTCCTGCTTGACCTCTTGCTCCTGATACAAATAGTAATCCATATATACTTGTTACTGAACCATTTTTATATACAACATTTCTCATGTTAGTTCCACCTGATGATGGTAATGTATATCCAGCGAAATGTACAAAATAATACCCAGCTTTATTTGGGGTAAATCTATAAAGAGATGTATTATAACAACTATCTGTATCAAAATCTTCAACAGACATCTGTGCTTTTGTCCAAGTGCCTGAACTGAATGATTGAGTTACTGCTGGACCTTGTGCTTGAAATGCTGGACCAGATGTTAAAACATTATCTCCACCTTGTTGCAATGTTCCTGTAAAATTAGCTGTTGTATCATCATATTTAGCTGTATCAGCATCGTAACCTTGAACATTTACACCAATGTCAGAATCTACTAATACATTACTACCACCATTCTGAAGTGTGCCTGTAAAGTTAGCAGTCACATCATCATACTTAGCTGTGTCAGCATCATATGCTTGAACAGAAACACCTATGTCATCAGAATTTACACTTTTTTCAGCAGGATATGTAACGAATACATTAGATGTGCCTGATAATGTAATAGCACTACCTGCATTACTAGATTCTAGTATAGTATCACGAGATAAAGTTGTGCCTGATGCTGTGTATGTTCCTATACCTACTTCCCAATCATTACCAGAAGTTATGGCATAGTAGGTTGTATTACCATCACCGATAGCTGCAAATGTTTGAAAACCAGCAACTGCACCTGCAAGCGTGACTGTACCTGTGCCTGTGGTCGTAGTAGTTTCCTGTACTCTATCTTTAACGACTAATGCCATTATTTATCCTTACGCTAATGTAACTGATAAATTGCCAGTTGTAATCTTGAAGATGTCACCAGAGTCAATCGTTTTAGATGTATCTAAAGGTGTGTGAAATAATAAGTTACCACTTGTTAAAGCATCATGTATGCCTATGTGCGTAACTGTACCCCACGATGCGGTTGCAGTAGGAAAAGTTACGTCAGCAGAGTTTGTAGATACACCATTAGATGGAGCACCCATAGTCACTGCTGTTCTAGCATATGAACCACCTGATACTTCTGTTCCTGTATCTGCATCTGTTGGGTCTGTTGTGTAAAGTGATACATATACTGTTGCTGGTGATGTATATGTTGTGTTACGGAGAACAGCATTAATAAGTGCGTTCTCTAAAAAATTACTAAATTCAGCCATAATTGTTCCTTACGAAGTTGTTACGTTTAATGTTGCACTAGAGAATGTTGC